TGCAGTGATATTGACCAGTCGCAGTTCGGTTATCGTGAAGGAGTCTAGGTATGAGAATCTGCACGATTGGATTTGAGGATGGGGGGTACCGGCTTGCGGATGATATTGTTGTATATGGATATAGTCACAATACGGTCTGGAGTGCTCCTTGGGGAAATGCCCGTTGTATAGACTGTAGTACCAACGGGACTTCTGGCTGTACTGGTGTTGCTCGTACCTATCTTCGAGATATGACCCCTCTTAGCAACGGAGATTTTACTCATGTATTTGTTCGGATTTGGACAAAATATTTGGTTGCTGGAGCAACTTTAAAGCTATCCCTGACCGACGAAAATAATGTAGACATCATCACGATTGATAACGCAGGAAACTTCACGGTTCTCGGTATCACTGACGCTCTGGGTGCCTCGTATTCAGCTTTTTCTACTGACTGGAAGTGTGTTGAACTTGAGATAGACATGTCCGTGAGTGGCGGCGTTACTGTGCGATATGATAGTGTACAAGTCTACACTAAAACTGTCGATATGACGAGTTCTGGCGGTTCCGAGGTGCGGTACGCAGGAGTTACCGCTCCCTATCATTACCCCTATGCACATGCATACTATGACGACATTGCTGTCAATGATACGCAGGGGGCGACGAACAACTCTTGGCCTCCAACAGCAAGGATTGCAGGGCTAGTACCTAACGGGGATGGCGCATACAGCCAATGGTCGCCCTCGCCTGGTACAGGTGAGAGTAACTACGAAGACGTTGATGAGATTCCTGAAGACTCGGACACGACATATGTGGCAGCGCCTACTGGAGCTCTGCGTGACACCTATACACGGGCGAATATTGCCACCTTCTTAGGCCTACCGCTGCGCTATATCTACATGGTTACGCCCATCACTATTGCTAGGTTGTCCGCTGCTGGAGCCGCACAGTACCGTTCTATAGCTACGAAGGGAGTGACAACGCAGGTCGGAACTACGCATTCTCCATCAGATGTCAAGTACGGCCGCTTTGGTTTCTGTATGGACGATGCGCCAGATGGCAGCCCGTGGGACGAAACTACATTTGATGCCACAATCTTTGGGATGGACTCGCTATAGATGGCAGATGTAAGAGTCACCCACAACATTGTTGAGGTAGAGTTCGGTGGCGCTGTAAGAGTCACCCACAACATTGTTGAGGTAGAGTTTACCTCTGTCCTACCACAGATCACTCAGCTCATCGCTGAGGTCGATGTGGCTGAAGTCGGCAATGATATGGTCAGGGTGACGCAGTTCCTGGCCGAAGTTGACTTAATGACTCAGGCTCTGCGAGCGACACAGCTCATCGCCGAGGTCGATGTCTCTGAAGAATCTTATCTCAAAACGCCAGGTGATTTTACGCTTGAAGCAGCCATCGTCGAAGCTACAACGACCAGTCACTTCTTCTTGCTGCAATCCAAACTAGCCGCAGCTATTACGCAGAGCGCGACCTTCACTCTTGCTGCCGAGCTCAGCTATCCTCCCGATCGCTTCTTCTACTTGGCAGCAACGATTCGCAAGTCTGTGCCTATAGATACGGAGTACTACCCAGACTTCTCCGGTCCCCACGAGATTCGTTTGCTGGATCACGATGGGAGTCTGCTGTATATCATTGACCAGTACACCAACTGCGAGTTCGTCCGCGCCGTCAATGGCAAGTATCACCCAGGCTATGGCATATTCTCGCTACGTGGGGCCGCAACACTGCTGCCCGTAGATGACTTTTTGCTGGATCGCATCATTCAGGTGCGTCGCCTTCCAGGAGGTGGGCTCGATCCCGTTGTCGTCTTCGAGGGCTTGATCCGTGCCGTACATACCTACCAAAACGATGAGGGCTTTATTGAAGTTGAAATCCGAGGCTACGATTTCAAGCATCTGATGAAGCGCCGCATCGTTCTACCCTATCCAGCAAGCCGTGCCTTCTGGAGCTATAATGGCCCTGTGACCGATGCCATGCGCTACATGGTGATCCTCAACGCGACTTTTGGCGCTATAGGGGATCGTAAGATGAGCCGTCTGCGCGTGCGCCCGCTCACTCACGATGGCACACCCCTAGACCTGCACTATCGCTACACAGTTGTAGCTGATGAACTGGAACTGCTAAGCAACGTCGATGAGGGAGCCGACTGGGACCTCTATCAGAACGGAGCCTTTATCGACTTTGAGGTCTACACACCCTTTAAAGGGCGTGATCGACGTCAGTTACTGGGCAGCGCTCCCGAAATGGTGTGGTCGATTGACCGCGCCAACGTTGCTAGACCATCCTTCACCGAGGATCGGCTGGACGAATGGACGGTAGTCTACGCAGGCGGCGAGGGGATCGGCGCTGATCGGGTGATTGTCGAACGCAGCAATATTGCTGGACGAGAGTTTGACTCACCGTGGAACCGCATCGAGCGCTTCATGGACAGTGGTCGTGACTCGGCAGAATCGACCATCACAGCTTCTGCGGATGCTGCTCTCGTCGAGCATTCTTTGGTGCGCGAGTTTACAGTACAGGCAGCACCTACTCAAGTCCTAACCTATGGGTCTAAGTGGAACCTTGGGGACTTGTGCACTGGCGTGTTCGAGGCCGGAGGCGTCTTCTCACTGCGTATTGTCGAGGTGATGGAGACGCTGAATCGTGATAACAATGGATACACTGTCACTCCGACCTTCTTTGTCTATCCGAGAGACGAGGATTACTAATGCCTAATCCACTCACCCGCAATCTAGGAGGTCTACACTCCTGGCAGTCTCAGAAGTCCCCCTATGAATCGCCGTCCATTCTTATGGCGAACAACACAGGGATAAACCTGATCTCGGGTGACGTGGTGGTGGTCGATCCTGGCACAGACCGATCGGTCAAATTAGCCACGGCTGCTGGCGAGGCCAGTCCGCTTGTCGTTCTGGCCGATTCCTTTGCGGGGGGTAATGTCCGCTGCTATCCGCTCTACGGCATCGCCAGGATTATCTGCGACGGTGCTGCAATTTCCCCGAACGATCTGATCATCACCTCGGCTACGGCTCGCTATGGCAAAGCACTAGAAGCAGAGGACCCCGACTCAATCTTGGGAGTCGCCGTCACATCTAAAGGCGCGGCAGTCGTAGCGGAAGTGGCTGTGCTTCTGCTGAGTGTACCATCCGGTGGCTACGGCGGCGGTGGCGGTGGAGGCGGCGTTACTCAGTTTCGGGACCTAACCGATGTCGACTGGGCGTCCTTTGATGACGATGACTTTGCAGTTTATGATGCCGTGGCTGGGAAAATAGTCGGAAACGCAGGGGGCGGGGGCGGTGGTGAAGCAAATACAGGCTCAAACGTAGGCACTGCTGGTATTGGCATCTACGACGGAAAAGTAGGCGTTGACCTTCAGTTCCGTAAGCTGCACTCCCTTTCCGCTGCTATCCTGATCACGCTGGATACGCCCAACCAGCAGGTCGACTTTGATCTTGACGAGGCTGGTATTGATCACAATGCGCTGCTGAACTATGCAGCTAACCAGCACGTCGTCCTACCTGCTACCATTGTCGAGGTGCTTACAGATCACGACCTTGCAGCGCACACAGCTCTAGGCCTCTATAGCGATCCCAGCGAGATTGCCCACAACGGACTTGCAAGTCTGGACGGTGGAGCGGCTGGGGAATACTTCCACTTGACGACGGCGCAGCATACCGAGCTCACGGCTTGGATGGCTTCGGCTGTGCTCAGCGCTAGTGGCAGTTTGGACCTCGGGTCAGGAGAACTTGACGCTGAGTATCTTGACGTCGAAGCAGCGGCTGAAGCATCAGCGGCAGAGGTGATAGCTAAGTTTCATGTAAGCGATGATGCTGTTGGGTATTTGGCAATAGGGAACAACTCCGCTACTAATAACGCCTATGGACCTTATATACACGGGGTTGCAACGAACTACGGCAGTGGCCTGTACATTCGTGCGGAGACACAGCCGGATGCGGGGTCCAATCCAGTAATCGGGATACAGACTCGTTTCAATGGCGAGTTTGTAAACGTGCGCCCCGTGCTGGCCCTACTCAACTACTCCATGTATATCGTATTTATTAGTGCAGCCGGCAACGTTGGCTTAGGAACGTTAGTAGACCCAGATACGGCCTTGCACATACGAAAGATGGAGCCCTACATCACACTACAAAACTACTCAGCTGAGAACACTGACTACGGTCGTGAGGGTCGAATCATCTTCAAGGGCGCGCAGTCCGGCGGTGAGATTACTACGCTTGGTGTACTGGAGATCGCACATGATGGCGCGTTTGATGACGAAAGGGGTGTGTTCTCGCTTAAGCTGAATGAGGGTGCGGATGGCAATGCTCCCCATGTGGCCGTCACAGTACTATCCGATGGATCAGTAGGCATCGGCGATACCGAACCGGATGAACTACTTGCTGTTGGTGGCCATATACACCTGGATGATGACTATAAGCTCCTACTAGGTACAGGTGAAGATGGAGAGTTCTTTGTCTCGTCTGATAACCTCTGCATCAAGAATATCACTGCGAACAAAGACATTATCTTCAATGTCAACGATGGTGGTGTTGATACTGAGGTCATGCGGCTGTTGGGGTCCGAGGCTCGCGTCGGCATCGGGACGAGCACCCCTGCTACCTCGGCCAAGCTCGACATCTCTTCGACTACAGGGGCTCTGCTTATTTCGCGTATGACTACGGTGCAGAAAGCAGCGCTGACCGCTG